TTTATTAATGTGTGAGATGAGCCTGCTTTGCTCATTAAAAATCATTGTTTCATCAAGCCTATCATATTCTTGTTGAACTCTTTTAACAAGTTCTACGGCAGCCTTTTGATTCAGATTCTTAGTTTCAGCCAAGTATTTGTACAGCTTTAATTCTTTGTTGAGCAATGTTCCATTTGCAAAGAACATCTTCAATGTTTCAAGAATAATCGCTTGTTGTTGCTTGTCTTTTCTTAAAATCTGTTTTGTAAGTTCTTTTGAGAGAACTTCAAAAAGAAAAGCGGTATTTCTTTTCTTATTATGCTTCATTTTCATTTTTCTTCTCCAAGCCTTTTATCAAATCAAGAATATCTTTTTTAGTTTCAAAAAGTTTTTTCTCTGTATCATCAATATAACTAGTTTCTTTATTCTCCATTAACCCTTTTGAAGCTCTATTTAAATTATTAAATCCGGGCGCTATATTTCTTCTAGCATCCGTTGATAGATTAGAGCCTCCTGCCGCTAAATAATTTTTAGTCCTTCCAGCAGTTTCTCTTTTATCTCTTTTTACTGGAGTATATGGCTTTCCATTTGAACCTTCCGTTTCATATGAACCATCTTTATATTGTATATAAGCCACATTGCTCCATTTACTATCTTTCTTTGCTGGAGCGCCCCCTGCTTCTGGTGGGGCGGCTAATAATACATCTTCTCCACCGCCCGCTTCACCTTCTGGCGCTTCACCCTCGGGAGGTGCGCCTTCTGGGGCTTCGCCTTCTGGTGGAGCTTCGCCGCCAAGTTCGCCACCCAAACCGCCACCAAAACCGCCAAGAGCACCACCGCCTCCACCGCCACCAGCAGCGGCTTCTCCGCCAGCAGCAGCGCCAGCAGCGGTTTGTTCAAGCATGGCAGCAACTTTTTTATCATAGAATATTTCTTCTTGATTTCTTTTAAATTCGTCTTCAGAAATATTAAACAAATTAATTGCAACCCATCTCTTGCTAAAGTATCCTTCAGTTGCTGCACCAGCAACCTCAAACTTAAGTTTCCATTGTTCAAGCTCTTGAAGCTCGGCAATTTTTGATGGATTATTTAATGATAAATCAAAAGATAATAAATCAGAACCTTTGTATCCTAATGTATACAAATGAACAATTGCAATTTTTTCAAGCTGTTCAAGAATGGCTCTTTGTAATCTTTGAATGGTTCTTGCGAATCTAATGTCTTTTTGAGCAAGCGTAGTTTTATCTTCTGCTGAATCCTTGCCTCGCGCAAGATAAGAACGTGGAACTTTTATGGCAGAGAATAGTTTATCTCTTAAATATTCAACGTCATCAATCGCTCCAGTAAATTGACCACCGGGTAATGATTCAATCTTTGTGCTTTGACCACCACGGGTTGGAATATAATAATCTTCATCAACACTCATTGGGTTATAACGAAGATCTACTTTGCCAGTGTCATTGTCGATAACTTTATGACGCTTCATTTGCGTCATGACTTTTTCCATATATTGCTCAACATCTTCTGGAGCAATACCACCAACGTCAACATAAAACACTCTTCTTTCTGGCGAACGAACAATTCTATAAGCCATCATTGCGTCTTCTAACATTGTTAATTGACGCCAAATTCTTCTCGCTGGCTCCAATACTGAAGAGCCATATGGTGAATATTTATCATTTCCCAAAACACGGAAGTGAGCAACTTGCCAATTCTCCAATGTTAAGCCAGCGGCATTCCATTGGAATTGAATATAGTTTGGATTGGATTTATCTTCACCCTCAAGCCTTTCGACTTCAGAAGTTGGCAACGCTATAATACTCTTTATACCTAATGATTCATCTATATCTAAAAACAAAAAAGCATCGCCATACTTACACATATTGCGTGCCCATCCAAACAAATTTGATTCAATGTTTAAAACATCATAAAACAATGTTTTTAATATTTCTTTGATCTCATCGTTTTGGCATGTTATCTTTAATATATTTCTATATTCATTTGATGTTGTAATTTCATCTGCATAAATATCCAAAGCAGAAGCAAGCTCTGGTGTATATTCCATTTGATCAAAATCAAGATATCTTTCGTTTCTTCTGGCATTAGCAACAGCCATGGCTTGAAGATTGTTGAATGGATCATATGTTTGTTTTTTAAACTGTTGACCAGATGCAGATTTAAAGTTAGATTTGCTTGCATCAATAAATTGATCAATTCTGCCATACTTTGGTTTTTGTGTCTGGAAGTTTACAATTGGACCAGATAACAGGCGAGTAAGCCTGCGATAAAGCTCCGACTCTGGATTATAAGGATTATTTTTACTTTTGTTCCAATTGTTTGCCATGTTATCCCCTGAATATTAAAACGGGAAGTGCGCTTTTATTCTTAGATAAATAGTTGGTAGGTATTATGTTATTACCATAGATATCCGTCTTTTGCATATTTATCATACCCGGAATATTTGTTGTAAAATGATTCTCTGTTTTTCTTATACCATCAATAATTGCTTTTCTATATTCTACATTAAGTTTGTCTGCTGTTAATGCATTATCTCTAATAAAAGCTGCAATAGCTGCTGCCATTACCAAATCGTCATTTTTTCCTTTAGAAGCTTGAGCCTTGCCGTGATTCCAGATAAATGTTTTAAACTCTGCATATAATCTTGGAGAGTAAGTTAAAAGAATTTTATTTCTAATATATTCCTCAAGTTTAGCTACAACAAGCGGTCTAGTATTTTGTGTTGTACTGAAGCCAATAACAGAGTTAGACATATTTTCTGCTTGATATTGATCGACGTATTCATGTGTTGTCTTTACTGAATAATAAAGATTTGGGTGACGAAGTTCTTTTAGTTTCTCAAGTACAGCAAAGCCCACTGTATTATTTTCAACAGCAGTTAAACAAAAGCCATATTCTTTGCTTGTTTCAAAAACCAACTTGGCAAATATATCGACAGGAACTTTTCCTTGATATTCTGCAACTTGTTCCATCGTATCGTTTCTAAATATGTGAAATACGGAATGGTCGTTTCCATCGCCTCTCGCAACGTCAGCGACTAAAAAGTATTTTTTTGTTGAATCAAATGTTTGCCATATCCATAAATTATGATCTACGGAGCTTCTATATTTTGGTTCTTGCACTAGTGATTCAAGGAACAATAGATCTTCTGTTCTTAATAGCGTTTCACCAGACATATTAAAGTTGCACTCTAATTCTTGTGCAATCTGCCTTGGCGGCATATTTCTAGTTTCTTTTTTAAACCATTCATTATCTCTTTCTGGGTGGACACTCCAAGGCAAACTTATTGGATTGAAATCATTTTCTTGTCTGTCTGCTTTTGTGTATGTATCATAGAACCAGTTGCCAATACCATTTGGGGTTGATAAAGCAATACAGCGACCACCAGTAGACAATGTAGGATAAAGACCAGCCCACATGTCGCCAATATTCTCAACGTGTGCAGCCTCGTCTATTACAAGCAACGACAACGCTTCAGAACGACCAGCATCGCCTGAAGTTGATGAAGCTTTAACCCATGAGCCATTATCGAGTTCAAAAGAGTTTTTATTATCTGTCGTAATTTTAGAGATCATCAACCAATCAGGAACGTTCTTAATAATAGATTTAACTTTCTTTACTAAGTTTGCTGCTGTACCTAATTTTGTTGCCACAACAAGAATGCTTTTGTCTTTATGAAAAAGCATTAGCCATGCCACATATGCTGCGGCAGTTGTAGATAAACCAAGCTGACGCGCTTTAACAACAATATTAAAGCGATAATCAACGAATTGTTTTATACAATCTTCTTGGAATGGATATAATTTAAAGGGAACAGGACCGTGGATTGGGTGAGTAATGCGAGCAAAATTGTTAATAAAGTAAGCGGGATTCTTGCCACACTTTACTATCTCTTGAATAATTTCCTGTTTTGACAGTTCATAGTTCATTAATCTTCTTTTTGTTCTTTTGGACGAGTGTCATTTAAAGGTCTTTTTTCAACCTTTACTTGCTGCAAGAACTTCTTAATTGTATCATTAATGTTGGGTTTTAGGCTCAAATCTTCGTCTTTCCCAACACCACCAGCAACTTTATATTCAACACATGTTGACAAAAAGCAATTAACTTTAGACATATACTGAACATCAATTGGATGCTTCTTCACTTCAGACAAAGAAACGCTTTTGCCAGACATTCTTTTATACTCTTTTTGAAGGTGATTTTTAATAGCGCCAACAACTTCAAATACTTCATCTTCAAAGTTTTTATTTTCTTTGATTTCCTCAAGCCTGCACTGACTTGTATATTTAATTCTAACAACATCGGGCATTGCAGATGATACAGAGAATGCATCAATCTTTCTACGATGGAACTCATCAAGATTTTCTCTCATCATTCCAATTTTTAATGGCTTGCCATCAAATGTCAAAGCGCCGTCATAAGAATGAGCTTGGATCTGTCTTAAAACTTTCATTACTTCTGTCAGAGTTGTATCAGCCATTATTTTGTCCCTTCAATGTATTTTATATAACAAGTATAACAAGTGTTGAATTTATTTAAATATAAATCATCAACTATTTTTGTGGAGTATACACTACACTTGGAGCATTTATTATTTTGCTCCTTAGTAAATAGTTTACCCCTTACATAAAATCCATTTAGCTTTTGCTCTTCAGATTCTTCTTGATGTTGATGTTTTCTAGAAACTTCTTTGAGTTGTTCTAAATATTCTTTTTCTTTTTCTTCATTCCAAAAATGTGCTGGATTTTGAACTGCAAGATCGCCATACTTTTGCGAAATAGCCTTTTCAATCTTGGCTATCTTATTAAAATCTATTTCTTTTTCCATATTAACCTATATCAAAAGTTTTGCCACCGCTTGGGATACCAGTGGGGTGCGAATAATTTATATCCTTGGCTGGTTTATGATATTGTGTACTTCTCAGGTATCTTCCTGTGTCAATTACATTGCTTTTTTCATAAACGCCCTTCTCATCATATCTTCTCATCTTTAGTGCATCAAGAACTTCCGGTCTTTTCATGTAAGATTCTAATGAGCTAACATAGTCCTCTATGCTCACTTTACCATCACCATCTAAATCAAAGTGAGCATATAAATCTTCAGGATCAATAAATTGTTTAGCTAAACCGGGTGGTTCATCGTGGAAAATATCTTCTTCCTCATGGCTTTGCATAGAGCGCATGATTTCTTCTTTTATGATCTTTTTTAAAACACGCTCGGTTATTTTCATTATTTCTTTTTCTTTTGAGCCATTTTTGTGGCAGTTGCGTACATTACATTTTTACCTTTACCGGGATATCTCTTTTCAAAATCTTTTGCTGCGCTTTTCATGCCTTTAACAAACTTTTCGCGTTTGCCCATTTGGGACTTGGACATTTTCTTTTCGTCTAATTCTTCTTCCTCTGAATCATCAGAAGTTTTCTTGCCAGCTTCTTTAGCGGCTTTTTTCATTGGCTCTGTTTTATTGCCATCTTTATCCAAGTCAAGGAAATCTGGTTTTTGTTTTGCCTCTGTCAAAATTTTGTGAAGTTCTTCTTTTATTATTTGTTTTATTTCTGAGAGTTTCATTATTTATCCCCTTTTGTTGGTACTGGTTCTGGTATTTTAACTTCAATGGCATCTTGCGGAGGAGACACTAATAATTTATCTGACTTGGGTGTGCCGGGCGGATCGTCCTCTTCGTCAATCTTTTGCAGCATTATCTGATCTCTTTGGGAATTATTGAACCAGAAGTCAATGACTCTATTGTAGGAACCAATGAAGGCCCCAAGTATTAGAAGTAGAATTTCCTTCCATTCTTGCTCCATTGTTGCTTTTAACAT